GTTGACGACATCCGTAAGGTAGCCATGCCGCTGCCGTTTAACCCGCCAAGCCCGGTACTTTTCCAGCTTTTAGGTTGGCTTAACGATGCAGCCAAGGGTGTAGTGACTACGGCAGAGGAAAAGATTGCCGACGTTAACTCAAACACGCCTGTTGGCACGACCCAGGCGTTAATTGAGCAGGGCGCGGTCGTATTTTCGAGCATTCACGCCCGTATGCATACGTCTCAGGGCCGTGTCTTGCGGATCCTGTCCCGAATTAACCGCTGGTACCTCGACGATATGCGTCGTGGCGAGATGGTTGAGGATCTGGACATCAAACGCGAGGACTTTGCCCGTATTACGGACGTTATTCCTGTCTCGGACCCGCATATCTTCAGCGAAACGCAGCGGATGGCGCAGACGCAGGCGGTTATGGCGATCATGGAGAAGAACCCTGACCTGTTTAACCGTAAGGTGGTCATTGAGCGCTTCCTAAAGCAGATCAAGGTGCCTGGCGTTAACGAGCTGATGGTCGATACCCCGTCGCCGGTCAAGATTGACGCCGCTAACGAGAACGTGGCGATGGCAATTGGCCAGATGGCCGCGGCTTACCCTGAGCAGGACCACCTTGGCCACATCCAGGCTCACCTAGACTTCGCAAAGAACCCGGTGCTGGGCGCCAATCCGTTGATTGCCCCGACTTTCGTGCCTAAGGTCATGGAGCACGTCAAACAGCATATTGTGCTCTGGTACCTGAACCGCATGAACGGCTACGTGGAGCAGTCACTAGGCAAGAAGATGGCCGAGTACGAGCTCCTCAAGGATCCCAAGATGGTGGACAAGTTGTTTGGTGCCGCGTCTCAGCACGTAGACATAGACACGCAGCAGACCTTGTCGGGGATTATGCCGGTTATTCAGCAGATCACCCAGATGGCCGAGAAGTACCGTCCTCAGCCACCAATGTCGCCGGACACCAAGGTCCTTCTGGACACCTCTATGGCCGAGACGCAGCGTCGTGCAGAGCGGGACAAGGCCGAGATGTCGTTAGAGGCGCAGAAGGCCGCTACGAAGGCCCAGGAGACTATGGCGAAGATGAAGCAGGACTTCGACATTGCGATGGAGGATCAGCAGTTGAAGTTGGCCATTGCGACCAACGACCAGGATATGAAAGAACGCATCGAGACGGCCCGTTTAACGCGGGATGCTGCCAAGCTCTCTCACGAGCAAGACAAGACCGTTTTATCTTTAATCCCCTCAGGAGGCAATTATGGCAACGAGTGATCAAGAGCAAAAAGGCATCAACGTACCGCAGCACAAGCGCATCGCAATGGGCGAGAAGCTTGATGGTACGTCCCTTCAACCAAAAGGCGGTAGCTCAGCCCAAAAATCCTCAGGAGGCCTGCCACAGACAAAAAGTAAATGAACACTATCTCTGACTTCATTGGTCTGATCGAGGCTAAACAGCAGGAAATTGCTGTGTCCCTCGCTGCTGGTAATGCAGTGAACTGGGAGTCTTATCAGAGGATGGTCGGGCAGAATCTAGGGTTGAGTGATGCCTTGAATATTCTTAACGATTTGCTAAAGGAAGATAATGAAAATGAATGAACCGGTAGCGTGTGATAACGCTGAGTTAGCTTGGGCATTTCCGAGCGTGGATCCCGGTGCACAACCCCTTGGAGGTCGCATCTTAGTTCAGTTGCGGCGTACACACAAAAAGGCGACGAGCGCGGGAATTATCCTAGTCGAAGAGACGAAGGAAACCGAAAAGTGGAACAACATGGTAGCGGTGGTGGTTGCGCTAGGCCCATTGGCCTATAAGAACCGCGACACGATGGAGTACTGGCCTGAAGGCACTTGGATTCAGGTAGGCGACTACATCCGCGTCCCGAAATGGGGCGGCGACAGATGGGAAGTGAAGGTGCCTGGGGATGACGATTACGAAGATCCTGCGCTTTTCATGATCCTTAACGACCATGAAGTTATCGCAAAGCTAACGGGTGACCCGATGGCTATGCGTGCCTTTCTCTAAGGAGGAACTATGAGTACAGATGCAAAAGAAACCGAGTTGGAATATCGGGAAGACAAGGACGGTGGCGTCATTATCACTATGCCGGCCGATGAGGTTGATGATGACGATGACGAGCCGGTAAGTGCCGCGGCAGGTGGATCACAAGAGGCAGACGACGATGCGGATGACGAAAGCGCCGATGGCGACTACGACAGTCCGATTCGGGAGGCACGCCGTGCCCGTCGAAAGGCCAAAAAAGAGTACATCAAGAAGACCAATGTAGAGAAGGACCAGCGCCTGCAGATGCTTGACCGCGAGAATGCGGCCATGAAGGAGCGCCTAGCTGTCCTAGAGCGCAAGGCTCAGGGCACTGACTTAGCTCAGATTGACCGGGCTATTGACGACGAGGAGAGGCGCCTACAGTGGGCTCAGAAGAAGCGGGAAGAGGCCATTAGTAACTCCGACGGGGCACTAAGCGTCCAGGCTGAGGACGCGGTCTACGAAGCCCGGCAGAAGGTTGAGCAGCTCAGGCACCTAAAGCAACGAGCAATGCAGGCCGCTCAGGAGGCGCCAGCTTACGATCCTCGGATCAAGCGGCACTCTGACGCCTGGTTAGCGGAGAACGACTGGTATGACTCTGGCCTCAAGGACGAGGACAGCAAGATTGCCAAGGTTGTGGATTCTACGCTTCACGAGGAAGGTTGGGACCCTGCTATGCCGGACTATTGGCAAGAATTCAATAGACGGTTGCATAAAAAATTGCCTCACCGTTATACTGATTCTGATGACGAAAGATCAAGTAGGCGTCCTCGGAGTGTTGTGACTGGATCTGGGCGGGAGACGATGTCAGAAGGTGGCAGAGTTAACGTCACAATTGAGCCAGAAAAGATACGGGCAATGAAAGATGCAGGATTGTGGGAGAACAAAGCTCTCCGCACGAAGATGCTGCAACGCTATGCCCGTGAATCACGCAAATACCCAAGGAGCTAACTATGGACGGACGTTTAAAGAAATCATTGAAGTCAGGTGGCCGTGAAGATCGCGCAAGCGAGGACACTAAAAGGGCGTCATCTGAAGAGAAGTTTGTGTCAACGCAGGAACGTCGGAAGATGTGGAGCGATGAATGGACACAGAGTGCGCTGCCCAATGCCCCGGAATTGCCGGGATGGCACGTTTGCTGGTTATCGACAACCAATGGCTATGACAGTATCGATAAGCGGGTTCGACTTGGCTATGTACCTGTGAAAGCAGAAGAGATAGACGGGTTTGAAAATCACCGCGTAAAGGCTGGAGAGCATATTGGCTATATTGCGTGTAACGAGATGTTGTTGTTCAAGATCCCTGAAGACATTTATCAGGAGATCATGACTCACTTTCACCATGATCAGCCAATGGAAGAGGCTAATAAGATCAAGGTGCAGGCTGAATCTCAGGTTGGACGTGATAGTTCGGGTCGCAAGCTCGGACAAGTCGAAGGCGAAGGCTTGGGCAATATTGATAAGCCGCTTTCTGCTCCGGTATTTGCCTGAGCGTAAGCATTAAACCATTTAGGAGCTAATATGAGTACTATTGCTGCTCCGTTTGGCATGCGCCCCGCTTTCCATCCATCCGGTTTGGACCGCGCTGTTGCACTTGCTGACGGCATTCAAGCTGTTTCCACTTCTGGAAACGTATCCCTCGGCTACGCACAAAATATTTTCAAGGGTGCGCCCGTGAAGATGAACACTGCTGGCTATGTTGAAAATAGTTCTGGTAGCGAGGCCATTCAAGGCGCGTTTGCCGGCTGTGAGTGGACTGATTCGACAGGTCGTCGTCGTATCTCCCCGTTCTGGCCTGCTAACGAATCGTTCCAGACAAATTCTTTGGTTGCGTACTATTACAGCGATCCGAACATTGTGTATGAGATGCAGGCTGCTGGCTCACTCGCGCAAAACTCGATCGGTGATCAGTATGACATTACCAATCCAACTGCTGGTTCGACTACTACTGGCCTGTCCTCCGCTTCCCTGGGAACGACCCCTGCCGGTTCTGGTTCAACTAACGTGATGCGTGTCATCAACTTGGCCCCCTATCCAGATAATGCCTGGGGTGATTCCTATACGATCGTTCAAGTACAGATTGCTCTCAGTCAGTACGTTGCAGCGATTAACGCTATCTAAAGGAGGGACTGAATTATGGCAGCCCCGATGAGAAGTACAGACTTCCGCAGTATCGTTGAACCAATCATGAACGAATGCTTTGACGGCGTTTATGATCAAC